TTGCGTAGTTTCCTTTTGACATTTGATTTAATGCTTTAATGATTCCCGAATGTGGGAAATCAACTAAGTCATCAATTTGTCCAAATGTAATTCCAGTTCCTTCTGTGCTAATAAAAAATGGGTTGTTATCAGGCATATTACTCCACCTCTAATAAGAAAAAGACTTCTAAATTTTCATTTGATGAAAATGGCCCAACTCCATCAAAATTAACTCTTGCTAATAAATTATTAGATGAATCTAAAATACCAAATTCTCTAATTACTTTACCTGTCATATCTGAAGAAGAGCCTTGAAAAACCGCTTGAACTTCCACTACATTGTCATCTGATTTAATTGCAGAGAATATAGATGTAGTTGTGCCTATTTGCACATCTAATGTTGTTGCAGCAGGACTAGTAGAATTACCGCCTTGACCAATCTTTGCACTATTAATAGCAATACCTTGTATATATGTAGCGACTAATTCTTTTAATTTATCCGTAATCATTCTAATTCCTCATCAAGTAAAGTAGTGTATGAAATAGTGCCACTTGCTAATCCAAGAGGTGAAGTTCCCGTATTTAATGGTATCGAGAAACCTAATGGGAATCCAGTTGTAGGGAAAGTTTTCTTTCTAATTAACACCCTTAAGCCTTTAACTTTCATATCTTCTAAAAAGTCCAAACTCTCTGATTCTTTGAAAGATTGATTTCTTACCTTAGAATTAATCTTTTTATTCTCTATTAATAATTCAGCAAATATATCTTCCATTCCTTTGCTATATCTACCTAGTTCTAGTTCCATTAGTCCTGTTAGTAAATAGTTTACTTGTAATACCATGTAATGATTTAAAGGAATGTTTTCTCTAGGTATTTCTAAACCAATAATATCCCCTACTTTTATTTGAGATATGTTTTCATGTCCAACAGTTACCTTAAGTTTTTTATTTTTGGCAGAATGCAATCTAAGCAATTTAGAGGCTTCTTTATTTACATCTTCTTGAGTAGTTAATTTATCCTCAAATACTTCTAAAGCCTTTAATCCTTTTTCGTTAATGCTTCTTATTTCTTTTCTAGTTTTCTTATGATTACGACCATATACTGTAATTTGATTATAGAAGTTAAACATATTTTTAGATTCTTCAAAGTCATATATTTGATATTTGCCAGTTTCGTTAAGAACAATACCCTTATAGAAAGTAGCGTCATTTCTATTCTTAATCTTGAACACTTCGTTTTCTTCAAATAGCGTCATATCTTTTTGTTCTAATAGATAATTAATTGCAGAGAATAAATCAACACCTTGATAATTAGGTGCTAAGAATAAAGGATAGTCGTCATTTGTCATTTCAAATTCAATATTATTCTCTTCTAGTAATTCATTAATTAAATCTTCAGTTTCGTTTGCTATTGTAGCAGTTGTTCCGATACAGGCTCTTGTTGGATTTATTTTCAAATCTCCAAATGTTTGTACTGTAAAGGTTTCACTTAAAGATACTATTCCTTTACAAAAGAATGTTTCTGAAAAAGAACTATTGAACGTAGTGTCTGTTTTAGTTACTTTAAGTTCCAATTGTTTTTTATTATCACCATCACTAGCAAAAAGAGAATGCATTCCATCGGTAAATAGTTCATCATATATTTTATCCTTATCTCTGATTACTACTGATGAATCAGTAGTTTGCTTATCAGTATCTATCATAACATACATAGATAAAAATGCTTCACTTTGTCTTATATCTTTTTTCCCATTCTGATATAAATATGCTGAATCTATTTTATACACTTCATCACTATTCATTTGTTTAGTATATCTACTCGATAATTTATTAAAAGTAATTTCTTCGGGACTAAAATCATACATACATACTTCATTTGGTTGCATAATTCTATATGCTCTATCATTAGTTAGTTGAGTATCTGTAATAATAATATGATTATTAATTGTTGAAGCATCTATTTCATGCGAAATAATATGATGAATAGAGTTAGGGAAGGCTTCATTCATATAGGCTACTGCTGTCTCTGTTCCAGTATTGCTTCCTTCTTTTTCTTCTACTAAATAACAACCAGTTAAATCTACATATCTTAAAAATTCATTCTTACCATTAACAACTATTGTGTTTTTATATATGTTACCATTAGATGAAGTAATAGTAGCATTACCAGTTCTAGTGTCTGAATCCGCCACCCATAATCTAAATTTCATGCCTAAAACAATTCCATCTGCCGCAAAAGGAATAGAATCAGACCAAGTTTCAGCACCAGTATCAGAAGTTATTTGAAAATCTTTAAAATGATTACTACTTTCAATAACAAAAAATTCATCATTATTATTTATATCAAAATAATCAGTAACTCCTAAAACATCTGAAACTAATCCTTTTTCTAATTTATATTTTCCTCCATCTTCAATGTCATACCTATCTAAAGCAACTGCTATTCCACCTTTATAAGTAGTAGTAGAAATATTTGCAATTAAACCACCCAATACTCTGCATTCTGAAGTAGTTGCACCATTACTTCCAGCAGGGTGAGAAGAAGAATAAGTATCAGAAAAAGGTAAAATTAATTCAGAATTAGTTGGTAAACTAATATCAGCATTACTATTAGCAACGAAAGCATTACCTTGAGTTTTTCCATATTTAGATAATGAAGGTATAATAGCACCATGATGTTTTCTATTGGTATCTTTTGAGCGAGTAATAAAACTTTCTGCATCTTTAGCAGTTTCCGCATTAAATGTGCTATATTCTACTTCTTTATATATCGCAGAAGTAGCAAGTCCTCCAGTAGATTGTTTAGTATAAAGAACATTTGCGCCAAATGTATGAGTAGTAGCAGTAGTAGGAGTTGAAGCATTATTTACCGACCCTATTGCATTACCTTCAGAATCTACCAAAACAGTCCCATTAACTAAAGCAACACTCCCACTAAATACAATTTGGTTAGTATTACCTGAAGCATGAGCAGTAGTAGTAGAAGAAACATTTATTGTAACTCCTATATCAGTATATTTATTATTTGATATACCTCCCGTCTGAGCAGTATTATCTAAATTAGTTTGTAGTTCTTTTTCAGGATTAAACGGATTATATAAAAAGTCAAAACACATTTCTGTTAATCTCATCATTCCAACTCTTTTACTACTATTTGTAAAATTAGAAGAATTAATAGTTACCGTTTCAAAATTAATGTCCTGTAATTTAAGCCTACTTCCTTCTGAATTTTCTACATCATCCAAAACATTGTCTTTTATTTTAGTATTTTCAATTAAAAGTAAATTATAATTTTCTATATTCTTACTTCCGTTGAATAGACTATCTTTTCTAAGAGAAGAATAAGGCAATACATCGGAATTAATATACATAAATAATCTATGGAATGAGTTATCCAAATTTTTAATTGAATTTTTCTTTGCAATTAAGTTTTGATTATTTCCACCTTCACCAACGTCTCTTGTTCTTGTGCTAATATCTTCTCTATGAAATATAGTATCTCTAAAGACAGAACCTAAAATATCAACTTGGCCTCTCTCATCATAAGGCCAATGTTTATCAGTAGTATTAGTTTTACCTCTAATAGTAATATTACTACTAGCGGTTTTTGGCTTTATTTGATAGACTTCACTTAAATAGTTTAATTTAGAACTTCTATCAGCATAAATATTTTTATGGTAATGGGTAGAACTAAAAACTGAGAATCCTGACAAGGCATTAAAATAGTTAAAATTACCAATGGCTAATGAATTCATTTTGTAAAAAGGCTGACCAAATTTCTTAAATATATCTTCATTAGAACTATGAGGATTTTCATGATTAAGCGGAACCACCCCCGTACTAGCAATAGATGGATGTAACATTGATAATATCTTACCTCCCCATAAATGTTGCCCATTAATAAAAGATAACTCTTGTATATTCTGGTCTAATTTATAAAGTGTTATTCCATTAGTATAAGTAATATCCCTATCCATTTGTAGTATTACTGCGTTATTAGTGCCATAAGTTTTAGTTATATACATATCTCTAAATATACCAACAAAAATATATTTTTCGCTTTCTAATTTGTATATAGCATCTCCTACTTCTAGCGAAATCCACGCTAAAGAACTACTACTAGTCTTGATGATATTTTCATCTAATGAACCCCTAGAAGCGGTCACGGCTATTGCTGTAAAATTAGAATTTTCATTAGAATTACCGTATTTAGGAATCTTTCTTCCTAAAGTAATAGGAACATATGGTGCTAGT